TAGGAATTATAGGATCAACATAGTATGTTCTTCCAGACTCTAAACCTGCAATAATATTTGTTTTAGGACTATAGACAATAGCATCTCCTTGTATAAATTTAATATTTTGATTAGATGGAGGTGAGAATTGAATAAAGTTAAAATCACCTGTTAGTATATTTTTACCATCTAAACTAATACCACTAGTTGTTTCTTTTAAAATATCAGTTGTAATATCATAATTAGGAAGAGAGTTAGATGCAACATACCCATCAGTATCTCCATCGCTGTAAACATTTAAAACATCTGATATCAATACATCATTTCCCTGCTCTATTTCAACTCCACTACTTGTTGCAGTTTCTATTACTCTTCTGATGTCATATAATTGATTGGTTAATGTGGTGAAACCAACGACATTATCTACTGTTATTTGATTTAAGTTATTATCTACATCACTTACAGTTCCCGTTCCTTCAATAACTTGCTGAGATCTTTTTAATATATGGAACGTATCACCTACTTTTAAATTGGATTTGTCAACGGGTGTTCTTAATGTATAAGTTGTCCCAACGATGTCTACTTGAAATCTTGATGAAGTATTATATTTCCAAGAATTAGCAAAAATTTCTTTATATGATGAATTTTCATTTTTAATTTTCTCTCCAATATTTTTTACAAATATATTTTCCCCTTCATTTACGAGACTAACATCTGATATAGTAACTAATTCAGATAAAACTCCAGTAATTCTAAGGTCAATTCTCTTAGATAAATCTCCATTTTCATATCCAAAAATAGTTTCATTTGATCTTATATCATCAGCAGTGTTTATTTTAACTCCTACACCTGTACATCCAAAAAATTGATTAACTGTTTTAGAAGTATAATCAATACTGTTTTGTCCACTAATTATGGTTCCTGTTGCTCCAAATCCAACTGTTGAATCAACTGATATTACATCACTATTAATTGCAACATCATTTAAAACTTTTGTTTTACCAGGCACTGTAAATACACCTTCAATTAGATCACGATCATTAAATCCAACAAATAATGAAATTTTATAATAAATTTTTTGATCTCTTTTTAAAATTTCAACTTCTGACACTGAAGCATTTGTTGATGTATCTGTTGATTTAAAAATAGTTTGTCCAACTAAGTTTTGTGGGTCTCCTGTAGTCGAAATCAAATCTGCAACAATTACTTCTCTACGAATAAATTCTGCACCTGATGGTTTGATTAAATTTCCCTCTAAATCAAGTATTGTTGACTCAACACCATATAATACTTTAAATAATATTCTAACAGATTCTTCAATACCTTTTGATTGATAAAATGAACGAGCAAATTTGACAAAATTACCAACATCTAAATCACTATCAAAATCAGTATTTTCTAAACCTGGTAAAAATGTTTTTTTAAGTTTTTTATAAAATTCCTGTAAAAATAGGACTGAAAGATTAGTAATAGTACTCTCAGAACTATGATTTGCTGCAGTAGTATCTTCAAAAACAAGACTCTCACGATTTATCTCAAGAAGTGAGGAGGATATACCAACATTATATCCAGAGATACCACTAAAACCACGAATACATCCAGTGAATGAAGTTGATGTGATACCAGTATAAGATATTATTTCATCATCTATTTTAAGTAATCCATATTCAGATGGAAATCCTTTTGTGCTTGTAACAGATATTGTAGTATCAGTTTCTGAAATATCTGAAGATAAATTTGTAGATCCAGTAACAACTTCAGGAACTAAATTATCAGATTTTAAGTATTGGTCAAAATTTGTTATAAGATCACTAGGTCCTCCTTGGAATTCCTGCGAAATATAATATTGTTTAAAAAATTCTACTGCGTTAGGAAAATCTGCCAATATAAACTCTGGCAACTGATTTTCAATAATCGTATTGACTTTTATTCTTTTGTCAATTTGTGACATAAATTATTTCCTCTCTAAATCTCCATTCGAGTAACTAGAGGTATAATAATCTCTTGTAAATACAATACCAGAAACATCTTCACCTGAAGCGATTACATCCTTAAACATATTTATTGTGCTTTTTGAAACATCAAAATCCAAATATAAATCTTTCAATCCAACAACATCATTTGACTCAGGAAATGCTTGAACTTCAATAATATTATTTTGAGTTGCTGTTGATGTTATATTAATTGTATTTAAAATTATTTCTCCTTTTTTATAATCAACGATACCTGCATCTTTAATTAAAACTTGTTGTTTATCCCTTTGATTTTTGAAAACAACACTTAATGTCCCCTTCATTGATCCATCAAGATTTCCAGCTGCATCTTTATTAGGAACATCAGTAAGAAAAGCGGTTTCGTTTGATCCAGAAACTGTAAATCCAGTGCTTTTTATATTAAAACCAGAGGGATTAATATAAAAACGATTTCCAAAACATAATTCATATTGTGCAAATTGATTTAGTAGTGCCTTTAAGTCTCTTCTGATAATAACTTTTGTAATATTTGATGTGATACCATTGTCAACACGATCAATTAGTGTATTTAATTTACTATATTTAAATCTTCCACCAAATTTATTAATTTCCACATTGTTTGCATAGCTGTTTAAGGAAGATATAATCGCAGTTCTTAAATTAGATGATGAGGCAACCTGTGAAGGGTTATAATAAATTGTAGAATTTAATTCCACATATAGTATCTTAAGATCAACTATCTCAGCATTTATACCAGCAATAGCGTAATTTTTTAATTTATTCTTTATTTGAGTTTTATCAAAATCTGATACATAAGTTCCATTTTTTGGTTTTATACTTATCTGAACTTGTCCAAATTTTGGTGGATCTAATTCCTCACCACCGACCACTGCAACAGACTCAGTTTTAGGGAAAATATTTTGAATTATTGCTTCATAATCCCTTTGTGTGACTGCTCTATATTGTGCTGAGTAAAGTCTTGGGGCAAAATACTTAATAGAGGATACATCCTCAACTTCACCACCATTAGAAGCGTTTGAAATGGTAGTTATTGTAATATTATCAGAGGGAGTGAACAATGTATTATCACTTTTTGTAAATGATCCTTGAAAACTAAAATTAGAAGGACCATTTCCTGTTTCTCCATCAGTTACAATATATCTTGCTGTAATTATTGAACTATTTTCTAACTTTTTACCAAATAATCCATCACCAAATAATATTTCATACTTTTCATCTTGAACTTCTTGTGCAAGATAAATTTCAGAGTTTTTATTAATGTTTAATATATTATCAACCATTGAATATTTTCTTCCAAGTCCAACATCATTTGTTCCTTTAACATAAACTCTTAATGTTGAACTATCAATATTTGGACTATCAATTATAAATCTTTGATCTGTTGAAGTATCAACTAAAAATACTCTTTGAAGCAAAGTTCCTTCATATATGTCAATCGTATCATCAAATTGTGCAAAAGATACCCCATTTATATCTCTAACTCTTGTTGAAGTGATCTCGTCTGGAATTGAAAAACGATATGTGGTGTTTTCAGAATTGCCAACACATACAAGACCTGAACGAAGTGTTAAGAAGCGTGGAGTGCTGCTATTTGTTGTTCCTAGATTTACATCACCAATCTTAATTTGAGCGATTGCAGCGGTTTTTGAACGGGGTACATAACCAATATTTCTTGCAAGTGAAACAACGTTTTCACGTATTGTTGCAGAATCTAAAAATGACTCATTTGCAACTAAATTTGCATTAAATGCATTGATGTATGTATTATATGCTAGAGTATCAATTAGAACAGAGAAGTTTGAACCCTCAAAATCAAAATCAGAAAAATTTGAGTTTGAACGAAGAAAATCTTTGATTTGTACTTTGATTTGGTCAAAGTCTAGATTTGTAAACTGTGTAAAGGGCATATTATCTCGTTGGTTCTAATATAAAGGTAAATGACTGAGTTGGAACTTCAAGTCCTACAATATCAAAAAACACTGTAACATTTAGTTCATTACTATCATATTGTGCATCAACTTGAACACTCACATTATCAACTCTAGGTTCAAAGTTGGCGATTGTGGTCTGAACTTGATCTTCAATAATCGTCACAGTTTCAGTAGAAAATAGTTCAAAAAGAGATCCACGCACATCAGTTCCTATAAGTGAGTTGAAAAATCTCTCAGATGGTATAGTTTCGACTAAATTTCTCACTGATCTTGCAATTGCTCGCTCATTTATAAGCACAGGAAGGTCTTTTGTCACTGGATGTGGTGTAAAAGACAAACTGATATCCTTAAATGCTCTTGATTTGCGTTGAATCGCCATTATTAATGCTTTTAGATTTATTTATACCCTATCTTGCATAATCATTCATCACATAATCATCAGTATCAAAGTAATTAAGTAACCACCAAGCAACTGAGCGTGGATTTTTGTTCCCACAAGTGAAAATATCAAAGGAAACACAGTTTTTTTCTGGCCAAGTATGGCACGAAAGATGACTTTCACCTAAAGTTATGGTACAAGTCACCCCATAAGGTTCAAATTGATGTGTATAAGTGTTTAAAACCTCTAAACCTTCAGTTTTACAAGCACTAACGCACACTTGTTCGATTCTTTCTCTATCATTTAGTTTTTCAAACGGTACATTATACACTTCGACAAGCAAATGTGTACCCATATGAGCGTTTTTAACGTGTTTCTTCATCATTAATGATTCCATAGTCATCTTCAAGAACCTCTTTAAGGTAATTTTTATCCCAATAGTCGTAATAATTGGTTTTTGCAAGTTTTTTTCTTGCTTCAGTCAATTCTTTTCGTGGTTGACACAAAACTAAGTTGTATTTTCCGTTGCTTGTTTGTATTCCTTGTATGTATGTCTTTGTTTTTCCGTGATCTGCAATAAATTTGTAGTCTGGATAGTTGCGATTGTAGTCATCAACTGCATTATACAAAGAATTTGAATCAATATTATCTTCAACTATGTAAATTATAACGTCAAAATCAGAATTTGGCACGATTTTAAATAATTTTTGTTCTTGAATACTAAAATTAGCACCTGTTGCATAAGGACAGATGCTAAAATTACCTAATTCTGGTCTAATTTTGGATATTTGACTTATCCAATGTAAAATATATCTACTTTTTTCCTCTTTCATCGGGTGTTGTCCAGAAATAATCGTCACAATCACCTAATCGACCCCATTTTACACCATTTTCAACTTGATAGTATTGAGTTGATACTTTAAAATCAGGCATTTTAGCGTCTTGAGGTGTCATTGAGATGTCATAGACACGACAACGATTATTTGGATACAGTGCAAACTGTCCATTTTCTAATTCAATTAGATTAAATGACTTATGTTCGTCTGGAATTTCACTACAACTTGCATCGACTTCATCCAAAGACCCATGATAGTTGTCTAAAGTGCAAATATATTGTCCTTTAATCGATCCAAAGTGTCTTGTACGACATTCCCACTCCATTGAAGCGACAATACTCTTGACAATCGTGGTTACATTATAGTCCATGCAGTTCCAAAACTGCAAATTTGGTAAATCTAAGTCAGGAGTAGGTGTTTTTGGTGATGAAACAAATGCACTTATCGGTAATTTATCAAAAATCGCACCATATTCGGGTAAATAAGTTTCAAAATAGTAAGCACGACCAGGTATACTCTTCGCAGCGACCCATATTCCTTCAACGAACTCACCATGTCCGTCTTTTAAATCTCTTAAATACTCTTTTCTCACCCATACTTTCATTGTGGGTAAATTGGTAAGTAAGCAAGACATTAGCGACCCTGCCCCCTATATCTTTTACGAGCCGAGTTACGAGAGGTAGCGGAATATTTCGAGTGTTTTCCTGTTCCCTGACGAGTTTTTTTGGGTCTTGACTCTGTATAAAAAGTCGCTCCCATCATTCCAGATCTTTTTGCCATGTGTTTCTGTTTATTGTTTATATTATAGCATCTTTATGACATTTATCAATACTCTGTCATAAAGAAAAATACTTGAGTTAATCGACCTGTTTCATCGTCATGACCAAAGTAAGTGCTTGAAGAATGCCATTGATCACCACGAAATAATATAAGTCGATTATAGATGTTTTTAACCTCAGTTGCAATATCCCATTTAGTCATATCCTGTGAATAAACATCTGATGCAAGGTGGTCATAATTATGATTGTAAATGGATTTATTTACTTTTGAACGATAAAATGATGTTCCTCCTTCAAGTGGAGCATCTGGATTTAAATATAAAACACCTCCCCAATAATTAGGAGAATCATGCAAATAACTATTGTTTACGTTATCACTGTGTACCCAAGTTCTCTCTCTTGAGGTTGCCATTTGAAATGACCCTGTATATTCATCACTTTCCAACCAATCAACAATTTTACCTCCGTGAGGTTCTACTATTTTTTGTATATTTTCTCTTGTGCTATCATTAATAAGGCAACCAGTTCT